AGGAAGCTGCCAAAAATATAATAGAAGGGCAGGAAATAGAAGCTAAGAATTTATTGTATGAAGCGAAAACTGGTAAATTACCGTTATTGTTATAGAAATATTATAAAACAAAAACCCTGCGCGCTAACGCAGGGCTGATTAAAACTATATCTTGTGGGGTCGAAATAATTATAACGCAAGATATGGTATTGTCAAGAAAAAAAGAACTAAAAGAGCTTGTTGATCAGCAGGAGATAGACCGCAAGACCTTCCGGGTGCGTCATTACGTTACCCAAACTCTCCCCTTTAAGCCTTATTCAGAGATACAAAACGAAGAATATCGCTCAATTTTAATCCTCTTTAAGTGCCAGGTAAACGTCCGGGAAATTGGACGCCTCTTCCATCATTCCCACGAAACGATTTATTCAATACTGCAAAGGATTTTTGACGATTTTCCTCAATTCAAATAACCCAAAAATTGGACGCTTCAATATTCTATGAGGGGATATAAGGGTATAAGACGAGCGCTCGCTACCCGTCCCCGGTAAAAAGGATATATGAGGCCATTAGCAGGGGAACAATAATAAATTATATTTATACATAAGCGCTTTAGCTTTTGGCCTCGGTTTTTATAATGCAAAAGATTATATTCAATGCAGCATTTGAAAGACTTAACAAAGACAGGGAAGGAGAGGTCAAGATTACCTTTACCGTGCCACTTTCTGATGAACAGATTGCAAGGCAGGTGCCAATACAAACAGTTTTAAAAATTGTGGTTTTAACCGATGGATTTACCGAAGGAAATAGTAACACGGAACAAGATACGGGATGCCAAGATTTGTAGGCTCTGGCTTGAGAATGAGCTTACAAACAAAAAAATAGCTGAACGTTTTGGAGTAAGTGAAAGGCTTGTAGGTGTAATAGTTTATAAAAATCGCGCTTGCTTAAAATTAGACCAAGAATATGAAAAGCAGAAAAGGATAAAGTGGCTTAAGAGGCAAATAAAGAAAAGGGGTAACAGCAATAAGGACTCTGCTGATTTGCTTGAACAGTTGCGTTGTGAGTTACAAGGTAGCAAAGGGAATGATAGCAATAATAACGGTTCTCAAAAAGTAGTTGTCATTATAAACGAAAATAAAGATGAAGATACGAGTAACGAAAGGGAAATATCAAGAACTGTTTCTATCGTCAAAGAGTAAGTTTCCCTGCCTTAAAGCAAGTATAGGCAGCGGGAAAACTCTTATGCTGCTTGTTAAGATTTTTAACTATTGTGAAGATTATCCCGGCACAACCGCCCTTATCGTCCGCAAAGAATTTACTGACCTTAAAGATTCAACAATGCGCGACTTTGAAAAATACTTCAATGTTAAAGTCGGAAGCGATAAGGATTATCATTTCCCCAATGGCTCAAAGCTAATGTTTAGGCACGCCGCGGAAATAGAGGTTTTAAAGAATATCAATCTCGGCATTGCCGGCATAGAACAGGCGGAAGAATTTGAGGACGATACTCAATTCCAGTTTATCCGCGACAGGTTAAGGCAGCAGAACGGGGCTGATGTCCGTCCGCTTTGTATTATTGCTAATGCTAATGGACACAACTGGGTATGGAATTTATGGATAAGCGGAGCAGAGGCAAAAGAAATTGATTACGTTACAGGGCAATATCATTATATAAAAGGCGAATATGAGTGCTTAACCGCCAATACTTTCGCTAACGAAAAGAACTTGCCACCTGATTTCATTGCTGATTTAAGGCGCATGGAAACAGAGTCTCCTAACCATTACAAGCAATATATCCTCAACTCTGACGAGCAGACAGACCAAGATGATTTAGTTTACTCATTTACAGAGCTTGAGAGCGTAAGAAAACTTGATTACTCATTACGTCAAGGCTATGGATTGCGTTTAACCGGTTTCGACATTGCCCGATATGGCAACGACAAATGCGCCGCCGTATGTATTCAACAAATGGGCGCTTTACATTGGAAGGTTTGCCACGTTGAGCAATGGGAAAAGAAAGATTTGGATTATACGACAGGGCGTATTCTTTCGGTGTCTGCGTCTGTAAATTCAACAATGAATATCATTGATGAGGACGGAATAGGTGCGGGCCCGCTTGACACTATCACCAAAGGCAAAAACAGAGAGGATTTTAAGGGCTTCCGTAACCCCGGTATGAGCTATGACGAAAATAAATTTTATGGTAACAAGCGCACAGAGAACGCTTTTAAACTTAAAGATTTAATTTCTAAAAATCATATTGCGCTTGAAGATGAGGCGTTGATACAAGAGTTGTCAACGCTTAAATATAAATATATCAATGACGGGCGCAAAATCCTTATCAGCAAAGAGGATATGCGCAAAGAGGGAATAAAATCTCCTAACCTCGCGGACGCTCTGATTATGGCAGTAAGCCTTATAGGGCAGGTTAAATGGCAGCAGGATAGGCAGTATGTGTCTATGCCGCAGTATTCAAAAGAGGAGAGTTTATTTCAAATAGGAGGGATTAGATAAATGGCTATAGGTTCAACAATGGCGGCAATTTTAGGTTTATCGGCTATAGCAGGTGCAACAGCAACCAGTATCACTTCAGCAATGAGCGGCGGGGATGATGGATATAAAACACCAGACTTACCTCAATCTCCCACAACTACAGACGCAAGGGCAAGAGCAGCAGCAGAGGCAAAGAGAAGAAGACAAGCAATGTCAAGGTCATCAAGCATTTATACATCGCCTCTTGGCATATCAGGGCAGGCGAACATAGCAAGAAAGGCATTATTGGGTCAATGATAGTTGAAAAGTATTCCGATAAATATTATTCGGATATTATCGCTATCTGCACTAATTTTTATAATGAAGCGGCGGGAGAATATGACACGAAAGGTATCAGCCTTGAAGTGCTTAAAAGCGAGATTATAAGATACTCCGATAATGGTTTTCTCTTAATCGTGGATGGCAAATGTGAGGGCGTTATCGCCGGGCAGGTAGTCAATTCAATGTTTAACGGCGCAAAGATATACCAAGAAATTATCTGGTATGTCAATGAGCCTTACAGAAAATACGGAGTTTTCTTGCTTCATCAAGCTATGAAGAAACTTAAAGAAGAAGGGTTTACACAGTTGATTATGGCGTGCTTGCATAATTCAAAAACAGAAAAGCTGATAAAGCTATATGAGCAAATGGGATTTAAGGCGATAGAAACGCATTATCTAAAGGAATTATGGTAAGGGTAGATTATTTTAAAAACTTAAAAAAAGGCATAATCGTTGAGCCAAAAGGCGCGTTTGAAAATAATTATTTAATATGTTTTTTATTTAAAAAACAATTTAAGGATAAAGGGAGAAAAGAAATTTTAGAAAGATTAATTGAATTATCTAAATTAAAAATTGACGGGAATACTCAATCTTACGCTCATCGTAGAAGAAAAAAACATAAAAGCTATAAAAAGTGTTTTGTGTGCAAAACTAATATTTCTAATTATCAGCATCATATTATTCTTTTAAAAAATGGTGGTTATGACAATGGGATTAACAGAATACCAATTTGTGGCGGATGCCATATGATTATACATCCTTGGATGTAAATTATATAGCACCCCATAGGTAACAATAAAAAGGAGTTGTAATTATGGACATTACAAAAATGGATGTAAAAGAGTTGAAGGCGTTTGCGTTTGACGTAATGAGCGAGATATCCCGCAATCAAAATAATTTACAGGTTATCCAGCAAGAAATACTTAAACGACAAAAACAAGAGGAAAAACCTAATGCCAGTAATGACGGAAAATAAAAACGAGATTAAAGAAGCCGGTAAATCAAGAGCCGAGAGTTTGATTGATAAATATAACGAGCTTTTGGGTGGACGTAAAAACTTTGAGAGCTACTGGCAGAGCCTTCACGATTATTTTTACGTTGAAGCTCCCGACATAAGCAAATCATATTATCCGGGGACAGAACTTGATTTTAATGCTCTTTGGGACGCTACCACGCTTGAAACCTCTGATGTGCTGGCTTCGGGGTTTATGAATTACCTTACACCACCCACAAGCAAATGGTTTAAGTTGCGCCACAAAGATCCGAAACTTGCCAGTAATAAGGCTATAAACGATTACCTTGAGGATGTATCTGATGAGATATATCACACGCTGAACAAAAGTAATTTCTATCAGTCAATCCTTCCTAACTATAAAGCAAGCGGAGTATTCGGAACGAGCCTTTTACTTGAGGAAGAAGATTATGAAGAGGACGCAAGGTTTTATAGTTTGCCTATAAAGCAGGTATGTGTTGTTGAGGACGCAAGGGGAAGGGTAGTTGAATATTATATTGAGTTTGAATATACAGCTTATCAGGCGGCTACACGCTGGGGGGTAGAAAAGTTATCAACGGAAATGCAGGATGAGGTAAAGCAGAGAGCTCCTGATAAAAAGCATAAGTTTCTATTGTTTATCGGCAACCGCTCAATACGAATGATTGAGAGGGCTAACAGGGAAAATATGCCTATTGAGGCAAGATGGATTGATATAAAAGCTAAAAAGACTATTGATGAAGGCGGTTATAACGAGTTTCCCGCGATGTGCCACAGGTTTGACAAGCGCCCCTTTATTACCTGGGGCTTTTCACCGGCGATGAAAGCCCTGCCGTTTGCAAGGATATTAAATGCTATCGCAAAGACTAATTTAAGGGCGATGATGAAACATACTGACCCGCCTATCGCCTTACCCGAAAACGCTTTTATTATGCCTTTTAACTCTAACCCAAGGGCTGTTAATTATTATAAAAAAGACGCAATGGACAGCTCAAAAGATATATTTGCTTTCGGTAACTTCGGAGACCCACAAGTGGGCGTAGGCGCGATTGAATACTATGCAATGAAAGTCAAATCGCTTATGTATAGCGATGTATTTAAGGCGTTTGAGGAATTAGACAAGCAAATGAATAATCCCGAAGTTATGGAACGCATTAACGAAAAAATGGCGATGCTGGGCCCCGCAGTCGGAAGGTTTACCGGAGAAGTTTTAAATCCGATTATCATAAGGACAATCGGTATATTGTATCGCAGGGGAAAATTGCCTCAACCGCCCGATGAATTGCTTGATGACCCGCAATATGAAATTGATTATATCTCTCAATTAGCGCAGGCGCAGAAAAGAAGCGAACTTAATTCATTAGTAACCGCTTTGACAATGACAGGGCAAATGGCGCAATTCAATCCAGAAGTATTAGACAAGATAGACCCCGACAGGACGGTTGATGAAACGTGGAGTATAGTCGGCGCGCCCATAAGAGTTTTAAGGGATGATGAGGAAGTTAAAAAGATAAGAGAGGCAAGGGCGCAACAAAATGCCAAGGTTCAAGAAATGCAGATGTTGGGTGCAGGAGTGCAAACCGCGAAGGTTGCCGCAGAAGCAGATGCAAAAATGGCAGAGGCTACGCAACGTGGAAGGAAAAATTTTGAGTAATGATTAAATTAACCGACATTGATTACGTTAAGGGATTACAAAGTAACTTGCGCACTTCGTTAGATACCCCGCAAGGTAAAGAGGTTATGAAGTTTTTAGAGGAAGCCTGCGGTTGGTATCAAAGCGTATTTGACCCGACAAGCAAAGAAATGACACTTATCAACGATGGCAAGCGGCAGGTAGTCGCTACTATTAAGACGTTGTTAAGGTTAACGCCCGAGGAAGTTGTAACTTGGGCAAGAAATAAGGAGAGATGATATGGATAATTTGACCCGATTACTCGGACAATCAAACCCATTGGGTAAGCTGAATTTATTCACTATGCCATTGTGTTTGTATGAAGGAGACCCTGGCGATGGCGGCGGGGATGGCGGAGCAGGTGCGGCAGCCGGAGCAGGGGCAGGTGCAGCGGCTGCGGGTAGTGCTGGTGCTGCAGCAGGAACTCCTCCAGTATTTGTTTGGAAAGAAAAAATCAACCCTGACTTACGCAACAGCCCGACATTGCAGAAGTTTGAAGATACTGCCGAGGGGCTTGGCAAGGCTATTGAAAGCCATTTGTCATTAGAGAA